CCCTGTTCATGCGGCTCTCCCCCGAAGCGGTCCATGACTTGCAGACCGTCCTCGTTGCCAACGGACGACCCAATACGAATTGGTGGTGCGCTGACTGCGTAAAATCAGCCCTTCAATACATTTACCAAGAGGCGGACCAGTTTGCCGAAGCCAACCACCACACCGTTACCCATGCCATCAACAACCCCAACCCGTGACCAGTTCCAAACCTACGCCGACTATGGCGAAGGCGTGCGCAACAACGCCAAGCGGGGCATTGAACTCAACGAGCGCAACGGCAACAAGTGCGCTACCCAAACGGGCAAGGTCCGAGCGCAGCAACTCGCCAACGGTGAGGGGATTTCCCTTGAAACGGTTAAACGGATGCACTCCTACCTTTCACGGGCAGAAACCTACTACGACAACGCAGATTCCACCAGCGACTGCGGTTACATCAGTTACCTGCTATGGGGTGGCAAAGCGGCCCTTGGCTGGTCACGAAATAAACTACGGGAACTTGGCGAACTCGACTAAAGCCCCCAACGATGAGGCCCAAGTGCAAGCCCGCATGGATTCGCTGATGATGGTCATTACCACTCTCTGCGACTGCATCGGAGCGGTGGAGGAATCCAACTCGCCCAACGCTTTTGCCGTCAAGATGAAAATCGTGGACAAGATTGACGAACTCATTGACAAAATTGAGTACTGATGGGAGCAGGAAGGCCACGGGTATTTGCGACCCCCCAAGAACTATGGGATGAGTTCAGCGAGTATTGCGTCAATACAAAGAAACAACCCATCCTTGTAAAAGATTGGATTGGCCCCAAAGCCGTGGAGGTCTTTCGGGAAAAAGAAGCCCCATTGACCATGGAGGGGTTTAAATTGCACCTTTGGGACAAGGGTATTGCTGATGGGGGGAGGGACTATTTTAACAACAGGGGAGGAGCATACGATGATTTTTCCGCAATCTGCTCACGCATAAAGGAAGCCATCCGAGCCGACCAAATCAAGGGAGGCATGGCGGGCATTTACAACCCCTCCATCACGCAGCGGTTGAACGGCTTGGTGGAAAAACAGGAGACCAGCGTAACCATCGAGCAGCCATTATTTGGAGATGGACTTTAAGTACACATCAGCAATCAGCCGAATACGGCGGATGACTGCCCGAAAGAAGGTAATTCAGGGCGGGACATCTGCTGGATGCTTGCCCCCGCTTTAACGGGCGGGGGAGGAAAAACACTTGCAATATTGGCGGTCCTCATTGACCACGCCGCTCGGTTTCCTAAGTCGGAAATATCCGTGGTGTCCGAATCCGTCCCTCACCTACGACGGGGGGCCATCAAGGACTTCGCCAAGATTATGCAATGGACCCATCGTTGGGTTCCCGACCGCTGGAACAAGACCCTCCTGCAGTACAACTTCGCCAACGGGTCCACGATTGAGTTCTTCTCTGCTGATTCGGAAGCCCGCCTCCGAGGAGCAAGGAGGCAGGTACTGTACATCAACGAGGCGAACAACATCGACTTCGATTCCTACTACCAGTTGGCGATTCGTACAAGTCAGGAGATTTACATTGACTTCAACCCCACCCACGAATTTTGGGCGCACACCGAGGTCTTGCCCGAAAAGGATGCGGAGTTCCTTATCCTAACTTACCAGGATAACGAAGCGCTACCTGATACGATACGATACGATATAGAACGAAACCGAGACAAAGCCGAAACCTCCGCCTATTGGGCCAACTGGTGGAAGGTGTATGGGTTGGGTCAAGTCGGGACGCTCCAAGGGGCAATATACGGGGATTACACGGTGGTTGAGGGTATTGACCCATCCACGATGAAATTCGTCGCCTACGGGCTTGACTGGGGGTTCAGCAACGACCCTACGGCCTTGGTCGCAGTTTACCGCAGGGGTGATGACTTGTTTATTCACGAACTGCTCTACCATCGGGGGCTGACCAACTCCGACATCGCCGTCCGACTGAAAGAGTTCGGCATTACAAGGGCGTGGGAGATTGTGGCCGATTCTGCAGAACCGAAGAGCATTGAGGAAATCTACCGCCTCGGATTCAATATCAAGCCCGCATCCAAGGGACCCGATTCAGTCAGGCAGGGGATTGACATCGTGAAGCGGTTCAACCTTCATGTGACCAAGGATTCGGTCAACTTGATAAAAGAACTCCGCAGTTACACTTGGGCCACCGACAAGGACGGCAAGGACACGGGGGTCCCAATTGACTCCTACAACCACGCCTGCGATGCGCTACGCTATGTGGCCCTCAACAAATTGGCCGTCAGCAATTCGGGGAAGTATCTTGTGGTGTAACTTTGGGGCATGAACCTTGAATCCATCATTGATTTGCTTTTGATTTTTGGCAGATTCTTCCTCTTATTGGTCTTGATTTTTGCAATTGTTTCCATATTATGAAACTCGTACACTACTACCACATCTATTGCGGCGGAGGCGGGCAATGGCAACTCATCATGCACCAGCACATGATGGCCCTCTGCAATTACGGGCTGATAGAACAGTTGGACGAAATTCGTGTCGGCATCGTCGGCCCTCCCGACCAGCGGAAGGCGGTCAAGGAAATCTTGGACAACTCGCTCGTGGCGCCAAAGATTAAGGTGGTAGTCACCCGCACCAATGCTTGGGAGCAAGCCACCCTCACCGAGATGTACAAGGCATCCCAAACCGAAGAGGCCGCCTACCTGTACGCCCACACCAAGGGCAGTTCCGACCCCAGCCTCATCAACCAACTTTGGTGCAGGTCCATGGTGTTTTTTAACATCGTCGCTTGGGAACGGGCCATTGCAGAACTCGCCAATGTGGACTGCGTCGGAGCCTACTGGCTGACCAAGGAAGAGTTTCCCCAAATCGCAGACCACAACAACCCCGACGGTTACCCCTACTTTGCGGGGACTTTTTGGTGGGCCAAGTCATCCCACATTCGGGAACTCGGAGAACCCGTAAGGGAACACCGCTGGCAGGCAGAGCATTGGATTGGGAAGCGTGAAGGCATGACCGTCTATAACTCCTGCGCGGGATGGCCTGCGCCTGATAAGTTTGTCATCACATTTTAGCCATGGCCAAAATCCCCGTCATCATCACCAACTTCAACCTCTACACTTGGCCGAAGGCGATGGTCAAGAAACTGATGCGGATGCCTGGGGTTGGACCCATCCTAATCGTGGACAACGATTCCACCTACGGCCCCACGCTGGAATGGTACGAGCAGTTGAAATTGGAAGCCAACGATGTCGCAGTAATCCGCACGGGTGGCAACTTCGGTCACCTCGTAGCATGGCAGGCCCAAATCCCGCAGCAGTTGTTTGACATGGGCTACCCCGACTACATCGTCACGGACCCCGACCTTGACCTTTCGGCCTTACCCGATGACACGCTCCTGCGTATGCGGGAACTTTGGTATGACCTGCCCGAAAAGACCTATATGTACGAGCAAGAGGAAGGTGACCCGTTTAACGGGGTCAAGTTCTCGGTCAAGGACAAAATCGGCCTTGGCATTCGGACGGACGATGTCCCTACCGATGCCCTGTTCTTCCAGCAAGCCGAACTACGCTACAAGAACCAACCGTACTTCCACGACCTGCAACTTGCGCCCGTTGACACGACCTTTGCCTTCTACCATCACCAACGCTATCAGCGGGTGGTCATCGGAGGGGCAAGGATGGTCGCACCTTACGAGTGCAGGCATCTTCCCTACTACCTGACCGCCGATGACTTGAATGCGGACTGGGAGTTCAGGCAGTACCTTGACAAAGCCAACCACGCTAGCACCGCCAAGAAGATTGCGGACGGGCTTAAAATCTTTTAACCATGCCATACTCGCACCCATTCTACAAGAACCGAATCGCCGAACACATTCGGTCAGTCCTGCGACCTGATGACAAGGTGCTTGACATAGGGGTTGGATGCGGGACTTATGCGGAACTACTGCCCGAAATAACGATGGACGGGGTTGAGATTTACGAGCCGTATGTTCAGCGGTTTAACCTTCGGGCCAAATACAAGGAACTATTTATCGCTGACATTCGGGATTTTGACATCAGCCCCTACACATACTTGATTCTTGGCGATGTGTTTGAGCATCTAACCCTCAAGGATGCAAGGGACCTGCTAAACCGAATCGGAAGTAAAAGAGCCATGATTGCCGTGCCTTACCTCTACGAGCAGGGGGCATGGGAGGGCAATGTTCACGAAACGCACTATCAACCCGACCTTACTCCCGAAATCGTTGCCGCAAGATACCCCGAACTCAACTTGATGGTCGGGGATGCGATTTATGGCTATTACACCAACTATCCGCTATGAAACTCCAAGACCTCACCATTGACCAATTCCAACGCATCGCTGCGCTGGAGTTCAGCCCCGTGCTGACCGATTACGACAAGCGTGCAGGGGTCGTGGCGATAGTGGAGGGGGTGGATGTATCGCTCGTCCGAGAAATGCCCGCCAAGGGGCTTACAAAACGCTACAAGACGATTATCGCAGAATGGAACGAACTGCCTACCTTGGCATATCGCAGGCGGTTCAAAGCAGGTGGCAAGTGGTGGATTCCAACCGTCTTCACGGACGAGTTGACCGCTGGGCAACTCATAGACCTGATGGACACGGACACCACCGACGAAAAGAAACTCGTCCAAAACCTGCACCGCATCATGGCGACCCTTTGCAGGGAGGGCGGGTTCCTTGGTTACTTCCCAAAGAAATACGACGGGGCAAGCCACCAAGAGCGGGCCGAACTGCTCAAAGCCCATGCCAAGATTGGCGATGTTTGGGGAGTGGTCAGTTTTTTTTTGTTAAGTTCCGAAAGTTACTTGAAAGTTTTGAGCGACTATTCACGGCACCTGACGAAGGGAATGCAGGGCCAATAACCAACCCGCTCGCTGGCTACGGTTGGCTGATGGTGGTGTGGAGGATGGCTAACAAGGATGTGCTGAAATTTGAGGCCATCTTTGCGATGAAGGCGGTGGAGTTCCTGAACTATGCGCTACTCATTCACGACATCTTGGAAGCCGAACGGATGGAAGCAGAGCGGATGCGCCGCAGGTAGGACACTTTGCTGGGCGGGTTACATTTACCAGCATGGAGTTTGATGTATTCGTCGGTGGGTCAGGCAAGAAACTGACCGACTTGCAGAAGGAGGCCTTGGCCGATTTCGGGGTCAGCCTTGCGGATGGAGCGATTGAGAATAAGTCCTACGCTCTGGTCACCAAGTGGCTGGAGGGAGTGGTCAGGCTCGCCAAGCAGAACCTCGCAAACGCCAACGCCATTGCCAGCAACTCCCTTGCGCAGAGCATAACCGTTGAACCCATCACGCTAACCGATTCGTCCTTTGTCGTGGCTATCAAGGCCAACGACTACTGGAAGTTCGTGGACCTCGGTGTCAAGGGAACGCAGAAGAGCAACCGTGCGCCAAATAGCCCGTTCCGATTCAAGGGCAACCCGATCCCGATCCGACCCATTCAAGAGTGGATCGCATTCAAGGGGATCCCGTTGCAGGGCAGGGATAAGCAGGCCGCCAACCGTTCCTTCGCCATCAACATCGCCCGCAAAATCAGCAGGGAAGGTCTACGGGCCACCAACTTCATGTCCAACGCCGTGACCGAGGATATGGTCGCAGTTCTTACCGAAAACATCGCCGAAGTCCTCGGCAAGTCAATAAGCATCGCAACCGTCCGATAATTTATGGCCATATCAGTCCTTTCGGGTTCGCCTCAAACGGCAACCCCTGTTTACAACAAAATGATTTTCAAGGTCAGCGGCTCGCTGACGAGTGCGACCAATTACCGCTATGTCTGCGATGTCAAGAATGGAGCAGGCACGACCACGCTTGCACGGCTCAAATGCGACAAACTACCTACCACCAATTTCGGGTTCTTTGATGTGAGCAGGGTCGTTGAAACCTTGATGGCTCCAACCGTACCAACGCTTGCACAGGTTGGCTTTGCAGACCATGCGGGGTTCTATTCGGGGTATCGGCTCACCTTCATGGAAGAGTACGGCTCAACGCCTGTGGTGCAGACGGGAACTACAACCAATGTCAGCGGGGTCCTTGCATTTGCGGGGAACCTGGAGCAGTTGGAGTTAGCCGATTGGAGTGGTGAAACTTACTTTCCGAGCAGCGCTTTGCAGGGAGGTGAGAAAGCATTGACAACGACTTGTGTTCAAATTTCAAATCCCGCCAATGCCCTAAATGTGGTTTATTCTAATTCTTACGGCTTTTTATGCGGAGGCGCTGGATTTAGCGGAGCGATTGTGTCTGCAAATGTGGTTTACACCAATGCTGCTGGTGCCGTTGTACGCAATTTTTCCGTACCTCGTCCATTATCAGTAAGTGGTTCTATTCACCGCTTTGGTGCAGGTCCGATGAATCTCAAGGCTTTGACATCGGCGCAATGCTCCGACGGTCAAGCAGGGTCATTTAATTTTCCAACGGCAGAGGGTGCTGGCTATTACATTCAATTCATTGATTTAACTGATGCGGGTTATACGGCTACTTGGTTTCGCCTTGGCCCTTGCGAACGATTCAACTCCATCCCGATCCACTTCATCAACAAGTACGGCGGGATTGACTCCTACACCTTCACGATGAAGAACCGCAAGAGGGCCAATGTGGAGAGGGAGGTTTACGGGTATAACTCGGATGTGTACGCAACCACGACCTACAACAAGATGTGGGCGGGTTCGTTTGACTATGTGTATGCTTTGAATAGCGATTGGCTGACCGATGCCGAATCCGAGTGGCTCATTGAGATGGTCCGAAGCGGGCAGGTATGGTTGGAATTGGACGGCCAACTTGTGGAAGCGGTGGTCAATGCGAACCAGTATCAATTTGTAACCAGACGGAATGACCGCCTCACGCAGTTGCAGATTGAGGTTGCGGTGGCCTATGACAACTCCATCCTATGAGCGTAACCCTAATCGCCTACCCGCTCAACGATTCCAATGTTGAGGTCCCCTATGTGCTTGACACGATG